AAGGTTCCGGCTTCCCAGATTGGATAAAAATGTAGTCCGATTGCATTAGAGGAGGGGACGATAGCTCCTGATATAATATTGTTTCCGTACATTAACGAGCCGGAAACTGGCTCACGTATGCCGTCTATGTCTACAGGCGGTGCTGCGATGAAGGCTAGTATAAAACAAGTTGTTGCAGTGAGCAAGCAAGGGATCATCAAGACACCAAACCAACCTACATATAGTCTGTTGTTTGTGCTTGTAACCCACTCGCAGAATCTCTGCCAGTTACTGGCTTGGCTTTCTCTTGTTATAGAGATAGCTGCCATTAGAATACTCCGGGTATTATTTGTCCTGTTGTTGCGTAGGCTCCTACAGCTGCTACGAATCCGAGCATTGCTGCCCAGCCATTAAATCTTTCTGCTTCTGGTGACATTAGTTTTTGTTTTGGTAATAGTTGAATGGGTGGTTCGTTTGGGTAAATATTTTCTCTACCATCAATATCGGTAGTAATCATTTGCGTCTTTTCTTTGGTCGTTTCTTTGCTGTTAAAGCGGATCGTCTAAAGTTTGCAGCTGTTGGTGCACCTTTAGATCCCGGCTTCCTCATCTTCTCGCCAGAGCCTGCTTTGATTCTTTTTCTCTTGGCGTGAATGTTAGCGTAAAGTCCTCTTTTTGCCATTGTGTTTACATCCACATTTTTTCTTTTTCTTAGCGGCCATATTTCTTACCGCCTTTCTTGCCCCCTTTACAGGAGCCTTTTCCTTTGTGTGCCATTTAGCATTTCCATCGTCTCATGGCGAGAGCCTTACGTGTAGGCTTGCCGTTCTTTCTCATCGGACCCTTCATGCCTCTAAAGCGAGCACAGAACGAGCGTTTGCGTGGACCACCTCCGGGCTGTGGAGCCTTGAGGTTGGAGCCGGTAGCCCGATTGTATTTTTTTCTACCGGCTGCTGTGAGACCTCCCTTACGGCTCTTGTGTACGCCGATTCTAAGGGAGACATTCTTTTTCTTTACTGCCATTATACTCCATCGAACATTTGACGTCTAGCTCTTTTCTTGAGATCAAGATAATCTTCAAAGTCTTTGTCTGTCATGTCGCTGTTCATAAGATTGCTAAACGCATTGTCAGTAGCGTCTCGATACTCACTCAGTGTGAGCTTTCTACCTGTACCTCCTAGCTCTGGACCTCCCATGCTTATCATCATGTCGTCGTTCATAAGCTCAGGTATCGGTTCACCACTAGGGTCAACAGGTATCATCATCTCATGGTTAGGAAGTTGGTAGTAATCACGACCATCAGGTAACTGGAAATCAGGCGTGTGGTCGTGATCTGTTCTATTGTGTACATAGTCTATCGGTAAAGATAGTTGTATGTCATCGTCATCATCCTCGTCAGCTTTGTAATCAGGATGCTCTGGGTTATTCTTATCAAATATTTTGTAAGGTCCATAACCCATAGCAGGCTCCTTCCCTTGGCTAATCATCATAGGATGAACGTATTGATTAGGTCGATAATCTTTATCTCTGATTCCCAGTTGTGCCATTACTTCTTCTTCTTAAGTATTTTCTTTTGTACTGATACAGGTAGTTTAGACAAACCTTTATTAGCTGTCTTCTTTGGTGGTCTACCTTTCTTACTTCCGTAAGTTCCTTTTCCCATTGGCATAGTTGTTCTCCTAAAATTTGACGTTTGGTGATCTCTCTAATTTCTGCATGATGTCCCTACGATATGCTGGATCATTCTCATAGCGTGGGTCGCCCATAGCTGCTACAACTTCTGCTTGGCTACGGAACTGATCGTTACTTTGTTTAGGTGCTTTACCTTGTACCATGTTTCCTTCGTATCCTACTGAATCATTGTATGCGTCGGCTAAAGCTCTGACTGCAAAGAAAGCTGCGAGTGGGTCTCCTCTAGCCATCACAGCGTCGAACATGTTTACCTCTGTTTCGTTCAGTGCACCTTGTGCCCACTGTATCATGTTAGTATAGTTCTCTTCTCCGCCAACAATACCTTTAAGTTCTGTAATGTCTTGCTCAGAGAAGTCTCTGCCTCCTGTCTCACCTGTCTCAACTTGCTTACGATACTCAATGTGCATCTTAGCTAGTTCTACTGGGTCCATACCTTTGAGTTCTTCTAGTGCTTCTTCGTGGAACTCTTCGTTGTTAGCTTCATATTCCCACAGCTCGTCGAGTAGATTAATTTCTACATCTTCATCTGACTCTGCTTCTGCTGTTTCTTCTTCCGCTTCTTCTGCGGTATCTTCTTGTTGACCAAGCTTCTTCTGCAACTCAATGTATCCTTGCTCTAGCTCTTCAGCATTTTTATACTTGCCTGCTAGTAGATTGTCTTGAGCTTCTTGCATCTGCTCGCCAACTTTAAGAGAATCTTGCTCTTCAGCAGAGAGGTTATCAACTGATGTAACCTCTGTCTGATTCTCAAATGTTAGTGTTTCTGCCATATTATTGTGGTGGTTGTTCTGCTATCTGTGGATTCTTAGAAGGGTCTAGCATTGGAGCTTTCATAATACCGGGGGTAGCTTTGATCGCTTCCATCTCAGCTTGTTGTTGTTGTGCCTGCTGATCTGCTTCTTGTACTTCTTGCATAGTCTTTACAAGATTTAGTACGTCTATACCTTGTGCAGCTGCAAGTCGTTTTACAACCTCTTCTGGATTTATGTATGTAGCTATGGCTTCTGGTCCCATAGTCTGTGCTATGGTCTGTAAAAACTGACCGAGTGCCTGTACATCTTGTCCTCTACCAAGTTGATTGATACCAGCTACAATGATAGGCTTAACCATACCTTTTGGTATACGTGGTATCTCGCCTGTCTTCTGGAATACACTCAGCTTTCTGTTGAGGTATGGTACTAGAAACTCTACAGTGAGTAGCCCAAACAATCCGCCGAGCTGTTGTTCTAGTTCCATCTGTGTCATGCGTACCTCTTCAGCTGTGGTTCTTTCTGACTGCCTAACTGACAGGATCAGGAACGCTTCGTTCAACCGCTTCTCGAGTGTCTGCATGTGCTGCAATGCCGTAGCAAAGTCAGCTGTTTTACCGACTTGTATTACACCTATGTCGTCGGGTCTACCTTGTACGATAGCTCCGTTGCCAGCTGCTGCTAGCGTCTGTGGTTTTGTAGTACTAGATGGTGATACAGTAAATACAACCTTAGCGGCTGCTGCACTACCTTCTACTATAGCTTGTGACAAAGCCTCGAGAGACTTTAGATCACCTATAAACTGTCCTACTCTACCTCTACCATATGCTTCTCCATCTACTGTATTGAATCGTAGTGGTAGCCATGGTGTAGCATCAACTGGTGCTTTACTATCTGTGCCGGGTATCTTTTTATTGTCTACTTCTTGATGCCAGATAAACCTGTTGTTATCACGTCTGACATGTGTGTAGACATCGACTTCATTGTCAGTGTCTTCGCCATCTACCACATCCTGTTTTGTTGATGGGGTATAGTTAGGTACAAGATCACTGTCGATTCTTTCTTTAGTGATAATTTCAGTCACGTTGCCGTTGCCGTCTCGTTCTACAACAAAGCGATTCAGAGGATATAACTTCAGTCCCTGTTTGCCCATAAAGATAAGAGCATTACCACCTACAACTAGATGCTGTAATGCTTGGTGTATTACTACACGATCATCTGATGCTGCAATAGCATCAAGGATGGTACGTTCTATCTTTGCAAAGGACAGGTCAAGTTCTGATTTTATTTCCGGACCAAACTCTTCACCGAGCTGTGACTCATCTAGCTGTAGCTTGAAGAAGCTAGTCTGGGGTGGGACTAGACTAAGGGAAAGCTTGGAAGCTAGGGCTACTACACCCTTTGCTCCCACACTTTGCCATGGAGTTTTCAGCTGTTTCATACCTTTCTGGTAGTCTTCGTGACCACGGATAAGATATGGCAAGGTAAGTTTAGTAGCGTCTTCTGCTTCTGTTAGAAACTGGGAACGATCACTGGATAAATTATCATACCTAGATTTTGCTGTCATTGTTATATGTTAAGATTTGTTAGCTTCGCTATTCTATCGCCTGCTCTTGAGAACTGATCTCCAGTTCCACCTCTTCTACGACGTGCACCAAAGAGTCTAACTCTTCTACGTCCTCTAGATCTACCAGCTCGTAGTGTTGGTGACAATGCTTGATCGCCCTGTGGTATATAACCTACAGAACCTTGTCCACCAAACATACCAGCTAGACTGCTAGTTAGTTGTGTGTTATATGCTTGACTTTGTATACGTGTTAGATCACCTTGTGGAGCTGATTCAATATACTCTTCTGCTGCTGGTGTACCTATAGTTGGTGCTATCTCTGGCTGTATTTGTTGAGCAGCTACTTGCTGTTGTATTCTAGATACTCCGCCACCTCCACCACTTCTTCTTCTTATAGTTAGAGTTGGTCTAGGTCCACGTTGATCTCTTGCATCTTGTATTGCTTCGTTACTCTTTGGTATTAACCTGTTAGTCAAACGATTGTTAATGCCTAAAGCTCTTGCCGGAGCTGTAATTAAATTACGTGTACTACGCAAAGCATTAGTCATATTGAGATTAGTGTCTGACTGTTTGTAGAAACTACCGGGCTGATAAGATGTGTAG